GACCCATTGATACATCGCTTTCTAAACCAGCAGGAGTAATACCCACTGAGCGTAGATCTTGACCTTGTGACGTTTCTAGTTCAGGCTTTGAACGTTCTTCTTTCCAGAGTTTGGAATTTTGCTGGATCTCGTCTTCTGATAATCCTAAGAAACGCTCTAACAAGAATCTCTTGCTCATGTAAGGCAATGCTTCTAAGCTAGTAAATGCTGTGATACGTGAAGTATCTAGTTCAGCTTGACGATAACTTGCAAAGTTTTGAGGTGGATTAAACTTGATCTGAAACAGTCCAGCATCAATATTAAATCCTCTCCAACGCAAAAACATTTTGAATTCATCGTCTAGCTTTTGCATGATCAATGCTTGCAGTCGTTCGCAATATTGATTGAATCTATACTCTTGAATAAGTGCTGTGCCCACTTTACCATCTTGCATGGCACGATCGGAATCGTCTGGTGCTGTGGGCAAATAGCTTGAAGGTACACGTAGACCACGGGCCATTTTGTTGTTAAAATACTTTAAATCGTCAATTTCACCAAGATTTTGTCCACCAGGTAAGACATCTACTGAGCTACCACGACCATCTACACCCACTGGAAAGAAGAAATCTTCGTTGATACTAAGTGGATTATAGCTGCTGTCCATGATATTTTGGCCACCACCGCCATATGTGGGAATACGACGTTGATGCATTTCATTCTTTACACGTTCTACAAACGCCATGGCCATGTGGCTAGGCATGTTACCTACGTCAATCTTGAACACACGACGCTCAGGCGCACGTTGCACACGATAGATCAACATGGCGTCTTCTAGCAGTTCTTTTTGTTTGAATACTTTGAAAATATTTTCTAAAATACTTTTGCCAAATGGCCAGAATGTATCTAGGCCTTCGTTCAGGCTCAGATGGACCACATGTTTAGCATCAATACAAGTTTCATTCACAGCACGATTAAATCTGCTGGTGCCGCTCATGGCCGAGCTAGGAGCAGTGTAACCGCCACCTTGCATACTGCCGCCAATGCCTCCGGCGCCACCTGAACTTGGATTGACCATGAAGTCAGTTGTGGTTTTAGCTGCCACAGTCAAGTTCTGAAAGTTAGGGTTAATATCACGGATGATATATTGTTCTGGGCGCTTGCCTTCGTTTTCATTCACAATCACACGCACCACTTTGCTCATGTCCACCCAGTACATTTCAAATGTTTCTGGGTCACGAACAAACACTTGATCACCGTATTTGATTGTGTTGCGGAACAGCTTGAATATGCGTTGATCCAGCTTGTTTAGCTTGACCCATTGCTGCATCTGTTTGCGGATGATTTCAATTTCATGATCTGTAGGATCTTCATTGTATGTTATATCAAAAGGCGTGTCGTTTTGCTCGTTCAGCTGAGTAGAGAATTCTGAAATAATGTCTAAACATGCATTGACTTCTGAATCAGCGTCCATGTTTTCATATTGATTGTAACGTTCAATACGGTTAGGATGTCCTGAATAAACTTCTGGTAATCGACTAGCATAGTTTCTAAAACTAAAATCAGTATCTGCTTGATTGCCACGACGTCCGTCATTTTTAGGATATCCGGGTAATCCTTGATCTCTGCCGCCCGCAATTGGGCTCATCTGTCCAGATAAATCTGCGACTTTGAAATATTTTTTCCACCCGGTGCCTTTGTTTGGTTCTGCCATAGTGAGTTATTTATTGTTAATTTCTAGACTGTTGCAGTATCTTAGCTTGTATTCCAATGCTGGTACGCATGAGCTCTACCAGTTCTTGTGTACTGGATGTTTGCATTCCGATATTGGCAACCATCGACATCATGTCACGACTCAAATCTGGATTTGCTGCAGAAGTAGATCCAGTGCCTGTACCAGTGGTTGATCCAGGATTGGAATTTGAGCCGGCTGCTCGGTCGGCTTGTTGTAATATGTTATTGGCTCGTACACCACTGGTATCACCAACTGGTGTACGAGTAGTATCAGCAAGTCTTGCAGAATTACCAGATAACACTTGATTAGCTTGCGTTCTAGTAGTTACTTCTCTGGGTTTTGCAGCGCCTTTGATGGCTCCGAATCCTTTGGCAGCAGTTTCGTTAACAAAATTTACAAAATCTTCTGGTTTAGTATTGGTTCCGTAACCGGCTGTGGCAGGTGCATTTTTTCCTCTTCCTTCCCCAGGGTTGCTGACTGATGTTTTTTTATCTAAGCCAGGAATTCCTGTGATTACTTTTTCAATACCAACAGCCAACTCCATCATTCCTGCAGTCACAGGTCCTACACCTTTTTGCACAAGCTGGTCCATGGCCAGGGTAGTTGCTGTTTGTGCCTGACGCATGGCCACTTGATTATTGATATCTTTATCAACACCTTCTTTTAATTTGGTTTGTTCTGTACTAGCAGCGTCAACACCAGTTTTTCTCAAAGCCAGTTGTTTTGCTTCAAAGTCTGCATATTCTGAAAATTTACCAAGAACTTTGTCAAATCCACCAGCTTTAGCTAATCCAGTTTGTTGATTAAGTGTTTTTCCAATATCATCTGCACCTTTTTGTAATGTCTCGGACGCTTTGAAATTCCCACTCATTATTGTCTGAGCCATCTGTGGCATAGCAATCATCATTTGTTGTGCTTCAGGTGTATTCACAAATCCACTTAGTAAATCCTGTGCACCTTTTTTCATGCCTCCCTCAAGACTATCTAATATAGCTGCATTTTCATTCTGTTGCGCCTTAATTGCATTAGCTTGTGCTATACTTTCTTCAGTTCCAATGGCTCTAAGTTCGGCTTGTTGTTGATCTTGTTCTCTTGTTAATGCTCGAAATCTCTGATCAGCCATACGAGCTTCTTGCTCTTTGGCTAGTACATCTGCTGATTTGCCTGTGAGCTTACTAAGTCTATCTTGCTGCGCAATATACTCAGCAGCTCCAGCACTAAGTTCTTGTGTACTTTTAGTAGAATTAGCAGCATTCATTGCCTGTATTCTGAGATAACTTACTGTGCCTTCGTTAATATTTTTAGTAGTCAACCCCATGCGTTGAAATTCAGACTGCAACCCAGACTGTTGTATTCCAGCAGCTACATCTGAGAATTGTTTAGCACCTTGGCTAACTGTGCCACTTAACTTAGCCAATGCTTCACTATTTTGAGCAATCATTGCTCCAAACTCAGGCAATTGATTCATTGTCATGCCAAGCTTCTGCATGTTATTAAATATGCCGGTCATGCCTTCGGCACTGGCACCACCTACTCGACTGAGATCTTGAAAACTTTTAAATAATGCATCTCCTTGCACATTGGCTCTAACAACGTATGCAGTAGCAAATTCAGTGATTTTACTAAATGCTGTGCCCAGTGGACCCAGGGTAGATAACATGGTGGTCATGGCTGTGGAGCCTGCATTAATTGCACCATTAAATGCACTAGCACCTTGGGCCCCATTGGCTAGGCCAGTGGTAAATCCTTTGAGTCCTTGCTCAAGTTGATTACCAGATTGTTTAGCAGCTGATCCAAACCCAAGTGTGGTTTTTGTAGTGTCTTTAAGGGCCGCTTTTAGGTCTTTTACTTCTTCTGTTAATTCTGCAAGTGTGGGTTCCGCCATAATATGGTCCTTGTAATTTTATCCTGGATCAAATTGATCATAATTATATTTAGCGAGAAAAAACATGCTACCAAACAACCCACTAACACAATATTTCCGTCAACCGGCCATCTACATACGTTTACCATCTGGTGGTAAATTTTATCCGCCAGGCGCACTGATGATGCCAGCCAACGGTGAATTGCCAGTTTTGCCCATGACATCAGTAGATGAAATCACTTATAGAACTCCTGATGCATTGTTCAACGGCACAGCCACGGTGAATGTGATCAAAAGTTGTGTTCCGTCTATAAGAGATCCATGGACTATGCCAGCATCGGATATTGATGCTGTACTTGTAGGTATACGTATTGCCAGTTACGGCCATGCCATGGATCTTGATGTAAACTGCCCAGCATGTGACACTGACGAGTTAATCAGCATTGACTTGCGTGTGGTCAATGATACATTAAAAATAGGTGACTATGAAAAATCATTAAACATTGGTGATTTGGAATTTTGGTTCCGTCCTATTCCGTACAAATTTGTCAACGACAACAATCAAATGCAGATAGAGCAACAACAGGCCATGCGTGTGCTTGATAGTGACGCAGATGAAAAAACAAAACTAGATCAATTAAATCGTAGCATGATGTTGATCAATGAAACCACAATAAAAACCATTGCTCAAAGCATTGCTGCTATCAAAACTCCACAAGCAATGGTAAGTGAAACAGAATACATCACTGAATATCTACGTAATTGCGATAGTAAAATATTCAATCAATTGCGAGATCACGTGATTGCAATCAAACAACAAAGTGATATACAACCACTGGCATTAACATGTAAGGAATGTGGTCACCAGTATTCACAACCGTTTACTTTGGATCTATCAAGTTTTTTCGTCAACGCCTCCTGACCTCTAGTCCAGAAGAGATCAGCAAGTTGATCGAAAACATGGACAAAGATTGTCAAAACATACGCCAGGAGGCTATCAAGATAAGTTGGTTTATGCGAGGTGGACTAACTTACGATCAAGCCATGGCATTAAGTATGCATGAACGTGATATCATAAACAACTTGATCAAAGACAATTTAGAGACAACAAAAAAGACTGGTCTCAATTTCTTCTAAGTGTTCAAGACTTGCGTAGCAAGTCTATTGATTCGCTATCGCTCATCAATGTTTTTTGTTTCTTGACTTAGTATCATCTAGATACTGTGGTCATAATTCACCGTATGCACGGTGAAAAACGCATCATCTGAGTGACAGCAGTCATCTACGGTAATGAGATTGTAGTTTCCTACGCGGAGGCGGTTGACCGGTACCCCCTACTCAAGCTTCACATATCAACGGAACCCTAGTGACCCGACGTAAATCCAAGTCCTATGAGCATGGGGTGTATCTTTTTCACAGAGCCCAAACCATTTGTTGCCTTAAGTTAGCAATTGCCTTTGACGCCCAAGTCTGGACCGGGTATTTCACCGTTCCTCAATGGGGCTGAGCCAAACGCTCAGCACAGTGTCTAGTTTTCTGAATTTAAAGGTGTTGCCAGGTGGGAGTGAAGTTGTCTAGAAGATTGTAGTAAAGACCTAGATCGCTGCCGTTTGTTTTGTAGAAGTTGTGAATGTTGTCAGGCTGACTGAAAAATTCGTGTTTGATGATATCAAAAACTCTTTTTTGTTCTGTTGAAGATTCGTGTAAACGATTGGTGTTGGCTGGCAGTTGTATATTGTGATTGTGTAATTGAAAAAAGTTTGTCATGCTGACAGATACATCATGATCAGACATTGCATCCATTGGAATCCAATTAACTTTGTTGACTAATTTTCCCAAGGTCAAATGATATGGTATTGAATGCACATCACCAATTATTACAGTGGTCAGTAATTGTCGAACATACTTTGTGGATATGTCGTTGAACAATTGAGGCCAATCCACCGTGATAGGATCATGTATCCAAGGATTAGCAGTTGACATCTGAGGCTCGTTGGTCATGTAACTACAAGTAATCCATTGAGTAATTCCTTTGAGGTAACGACGCAACGGATGCATAATTGTGCCAAAGAACACAGTATTGTCAATGTCAAGATCTTTTAACAAAACTCTTTCCCAACCCAAGTTGTTGAACAAAGTTGTATGATAAACATATGCACATTTTGGCAAAGGAACATATGCTAGATTTTTATAAACACAAACAGACACAGTGTTCTGAATCCAGTGGTCGGTATCACAAATCTGCGATTTTACTTTTTGAAAATCGTGCAGATTGTCGCCCTCGTCTCGAATATTTTCAGGCAGAGACCGATAGTCATTATAACTGGAGATATCCGGCCACTGCGGGTCCCTGATATCATTGTAAAATTTTACTATGTGCGTGTCTAACATTTAATTTGTTAATCTACAAATATGACTGCCATGCACACGTACTTGAATGTGTCCATTGTACCAGTCGTCAGATTCCAATACTCTACGACTGAACTGCTCTCTAGCTTCAATGTATGAACACTGGGCTTTTGATGTGCAGTAGTAAAGTATTTCTCTGGTGAAGTTTTCAGTGCCTAATTGTGTGATGTCTGCGGTTAGGTGCTCGCTGCTACCATAGTAGTCGCGCCAGTCTGAATCAACTTTGCTTCTAACCTTCTTTTTCTTTTTGATGCCGTTTTTTTGCTTGACTGTTTTGTAAGTGGTCTTGCTAAATTTTGCTAATTTTTTGCCTATGTACTTGCGTCCAGATAGATTATTTGTGATCAAGTAAACAAAACCAATACACTCTTCAGGCAATGTCTCAACTGGGGTGTTTTGATATAGCCATGTCATGTGTTTTAGTGGGTTTGTCCTTGCTGTATACTTAGTTTGTTTCCCATCCAACTGCGTATTTTTCGTCTACGATTAACGTAGAACACTTTTGTGAGCACTCTACCCATGTTTTAGACTTATCAGTAAATCCTTGGCTACATTTGTTCCATAGAGGATCTGACACTATTTCGTTGAATGTTCTATTGTGTAAATTTAATTGCTGCCTGTGTTTTGCGAAAAAACTGTCGTCCCATTGGATTGTCTTATTGCCGTATGTTAAACTAGTGTAAGGAAAACTGGTCCAACTGCACGGAAAAACAACACCTTCTGCGTTGACATAGATGCCTCTGTTGCCAATCTCGCACAACGGTGTTATTGGCTGATCTTGATATTGATTTTTTATTTCTATATACTTGGCTTGATTGTATTCAAGGTAGTCTGTATTTTTTTGTATTCTACTACTGAGGTTAATTGTTGAACGTTCATAGCGATGGCTAGAACTTATAAATTCTTCACTAGGTTCCAGAGGATCACTTGCTCCGCCATATCCATCGTACTTGCTACCAAACTTTGTGCTTTTTGTTAATTGTAGCATATCCATGCCCAACAACCTGGCCTGGTTGGCAATGTTGTCAAGATAATCTTGATTAAATTTAAACACAATAGTAGCCCAGTTAATAAAAACATGCGGGTTAACTGCTCTAAGTGCCTTGATGCCATCAATGATACTATTCCAATTGCTGTTGATTCTGTACAGATTATTGCTAGAATTGTCATATCCGTCGATGCTAAAGTTAACTGTGTCATACTCGTTGAGTACAGATCCAAATTCTTCCCACCACTCGGGCTTTTTATGACTACCGTTGGTGATCGTGAAGATATGTATAGTTGGATTAACACTCTTGATGTATCTACAGATCTCAATGTATTCTTTGCAGTAAATAGGGTCACCTACATCACCACACATGGTTACTCGGCGCACATGATTACGCAACATATCCTCGGTGAAGAATTTCTTCACAAAATCCAAGGTCATGTTTTTATTCAACCAAGGTGTATCTGGATGTTCAGTTCGAGGACATCTAGGACATTTTAATGTGCAGACTGCACTGGGCTCTAAATGCCAATGATAGTATTGCCAATTTATAGCCATAAGTCAACTCGTTTGATTGTAGAATCTTCTACTATGGTTTTTATTTTTGATGCTAATATACCTGGGTTAAATTTAACACAATCGATGTGTTGCAACATTGCGGTATCAATTGGTCCAGGATGAATAATTTTCATATCACATTTGGAGTCTAACAGCATTGTATCGTGTGCTTGTTGCAATGCCTGCTTGTGCAATCGGTATGCCCAGTATCCGGACTCAGGGTCAGATCGTTTGTGTGTTATAGCTCGACTACCAATGGTGATAATTTTTTTACTAGAGTCGTTTTTCCAATTTTGATAAAAAAATTCTAATACACTGACTTGCGCAAACCCATCGTAGGCACAGTTAACTACACAATCATAATCTAAAAAATTAGATCCCCACTGTCTAACATTGTTGATATCAGTTCCGCTGGAACGTGATATCATTGTTACCGACTGATCGGCATACACATCGCCTAGTGCCTTTGCTAGTCCTTTGGTGCCAGTGATTAAGATTTTCATGCTAACTCAACGTCCGTGTTGTAAGAAGTAAAGCCGTTCTCTTTGACAACCTTGAGAATGTTCTCCACTCTACTGGTTAGTTCATCCCTGTGGCTCACAAGCCAAATACTCTTGTGACGTTCGCGACTCATCTTCTTGAGCAATGCCAATGCATTCTCTACGCCTTGTGTGTCTAATCCGGAATCAATCATCTCATCAATGAACAAGATGTTGATGGGCTGGTATAGACTTTCCCATACATCTCGGAATGCCCAACTCATACTCAAGATCAATCGATTGCGTTCACCACGAGATAAGTTGTCAAAGTCTAGTTCACGACCTAGTTCTTCAATACTCACGGTCAAGTCATTCTGAAACTTCACAGTATGTGGCAATCCAATACGATCAAGATAGTGTGTGAGTCGACTGTTGAGATAACTCAAATTTTGATCAATGATCTTCTTACGCACAAACGAGTCTTTGCTAGTTAGCAGTTTTAGTAAGAATTCTTGATGTTCTTGAATTCGAGTAAATTCATTCAACGTATCGTAACTGACCACTTGCAATGCTTGATGTTGCATGTCTACAATTTGTTCAGCATATGGATCGGTGTCTGCTGATCTTGCAGCAAGATCTTTACGCAAAGTATCCACAGTGTTCTTGTGATTTAATGCTTGTTCTAAATTATCATAAAATACCGTAGGAGCAGATCCAATGGTACCGAGACCTGTTAGAGTATCCTGATGTTCTAATCTTTGTGTATCATTGGTCAGCAATTGCAACGCCAATTCTTGAAGATTTTTTTCACGCTGTGTTTTCACCGTGTCAAGACTGTTATCGTGTATTTCTGTTCCACAGGCAAAACATTTGTGCGATGCAATTTGCCCAAGATCTTTTTGAATTTGATCCCGTTGCTTTTGTAATTTTGCATCGTCAACATTGATTTGCTTGATCCATCGATTTGCATCATCTGCAGATTTCTTGCGAATATAGTATGCTTCTAGATCTCTATGTGATTGCACTTCATTGTTGATATCAATGTGTTCAAGATCATTGATACCTTGAGTTAATGCAGCTACATCTTCTGCTTGTTTACGAATCCAAAGTGTACGACGTTTTTCTAAACTTTGTATTTGTTCTTCAATGCGCTTGTTAGCTTCTTGAACAGCACGAATGCGCAATTCTTCAGACTGAATAGAATCTTTGGTTGCTTTGTTTAGTTGTTTGATACGATCAGCACGTTCACTTAACAATGTGATACCTAGCAATTGTTCAATGATGGTACGTTGTTCGTTAGCCTTGAGACTTAAAAACGGTGGAGTATATGTGTTTAACGCAACAATGTGCTGGAACATGTCATGACTCATGCCCAACACACGTTCTATAGCTTCTTGTGTTTCTCTTGAATCACCTTGTGCTTCGTCCTGTGCTACTTGATGTTCGTTGTTAACATAAAACTTGAGCACGTTGGGTTTCCGACCGCGTTCAATTTTGTAGTTTTGTCCACCCACACCAAAGTCCAAACTCACCAGCATGTGTTTGGCATTAGTTTTGTTGACAAGATTGTCTTTGCGGATGTTTGATAATGCTTGGCCATACAAAGCATAGCTGAGAGCATTGATGATTGTGGTCTTGCCTGTTCCGTTTCGAGAACCGTCTCCGCCCATGTCTAAATTTTCTCCCAGCACCAAGGTAAGGTCTGATCGATCAAAGTCAATACCTTGTGTTACCGCGCCAACCGACATAAAATTACGAACTGATAAATTGTTTATTTTAATCATATTGCCTCATTAAATTTTCCTTCCACGGCAACATCCTTAAATTCTCTACCCTTGATGCCTCTTCTACAGGAATATTCTGTTCAAAACATTCTCGGACACTTATAATATGATCTAGTTGATATCCGCCCTCAACACCACATAGCGTTCGTTTAAATCTATTAGGATTAATAATATCAATATTTTCTTCATAAGTTTTTTGACTAAGTCCGTGAACTTTCCTGGCATAACCAGGGAATTTTTCTCTTTCCTTAAGCAGCTTATTATATTTTTCGTTCCCTAAAGATTCTCCATATTTCTCCACAAGGCCTTCTAACGTCCATTTTTTATAGATGCGTTTGTAAACAACTTCCTGCCATTTTTTATACCCAGCCTCTTCACCGTAACGATCAATATACCATTCCTTTGAGTTAGTATAAGATGATTTTTTAGATTTTTTGTCGCTAAAAACAGCCCACAATTTTTTTCCGTTGATTTCACCGTGTCGTTCAACAAAATTTTTTTCTGTCTGCCGAGACTTCCTGGTTCTCTCAGCGTAAAGATCGTTTGCGTGACTACCGTAAAACAGTTGCCAATGCTCGAGTGAATTTCTGCGAACATCTTTTACTTTTTCTAAATTTTCAACAATAGTTAACACATTATGCTTTATCATTGTTGGGATTCGATCAGTAATGACTCTATCGTCAAGGATACTTTTATTTCGAATAAACGCAGTCTCTCCGTATTTTTTGATAACTTTTTCTAACGCTTGTATTTCATCTGGTGTTAAACTGCGATTTACTTTGTCAGTAAAACGTTTAGTTTTTATATATTTTTCAATAAACTTATTCATTGATATGTAGGCTCCGTTGCTAATGCTACTTTATTTAGCACCGTTTACAGATTCTGGTAAATTTTCAGCAGCAATTTGTTATCGTAAAACTCTGATTCAATGTTGGTAAGTTGATCTGTAACAATCTGATCTACTGATTCAAATTTAATTTCGCCAGGTGCCATATCAGTGTCAACTGATGAATTCTTGTTTGGGATTAGAGCCATCTCTCTTAATGCATAATCTCGGATATATGTTTCTTTGATAAAGTTAGCTTCTTCGTATGAAATCTCAATGTCTAAGTTTACACGAACATGCATCCTGGGTGCAAGCAAAGTGGCAGCATTGTCAATGATGTTAGCAAGTCCTAGTACTCGGTACCTGGGTTGATCTGGCCAAGCATGATACACAGGATCTTTACCCCACTCTATAATGGTCAACCCACGATCATCATCACCAGCATCGGCATAGTTGTGCGGAAATGCATTGCCAATATATGTAATATTTTTCTTGGTTTGGCGTTTATGAAAATGTCCAGTAAAAACATGTTCAAAGTTTGTGAAGTCTTCTCTACGTACTTCTCCATGATCTGGCATCTCTACCATGGCGTTCATCAAGTAGCCAGGCAGTTCAAAGTGCCCAAACATATATTTGCCTTTTAGCTTAGGGATACGTTTAAAATCATCACCCACAAGCCAAGGAGCAATCACAACATCTCCGCTACTGAACCAATCATTGCATATCTCAACGTTAGGAAGATGCCTGGCCCACTCAACACTTTGTATGTCTCTCTTATCTCGATAGTAGAGGTCATGGTTACCAGGAATAAAATACACACGTTCAAAATTAGCATTTAGGTGCTCTAGACATTTTAGAGAATAATTTAACGTAAGGATACTGATTGATGCTCGATTATTATGGTAATCGCCAAGAAACAAGCAAGTTTCGCATCCTTCTTCTTTTGCTTTTTGGACCACCCATTGAACAAATTTCCAACAGTCTTCGTTGTGCAATGTGCTATTAGATTTAAGACCTAGATGCAGATCAGTAAAAATTGCAGCCTTTTTAAATAGATTACTCATAGTTCCTTTATCGACAATCCACTATAGGATCACGCAATTTTACAATTTTATGTCCCTTAAAGTCAACTTTTTTGGCACACACGCTAAGACCGTACTGTATATCAATACCTAACTCTTTACTAGCCTGCCCACACGAACTATATTCTTTAACTTCTCCAGATGGCAAGGTGACTTGAACCTTATAACCATATTTAGAGTGTTGTTCTTTTTCTTTGTCAGAAAACCCTGTAATAGCAATTCGATCTAGACGAGTTTGAATTTTTTTCTGGTAAGATCTTAGTTCGGCCTCGCTAAGTCCGTAAGCCGCATGTTTTTCTTTAAGGGTGTTTGCTCGTTTAACAATATGTTCCTCAGTAATATATCCAAATCCTCCAACCGCATCGTTGTTAAGGTTATAGTATAAAGGGTTATTCTTGATATTTGGGACAGTGTCAAGCCACTTCTTCTCTGTTAACAACACTAACTCTTTGTCGTCTTTGCTTATGTATTCCAAGACCGCCATAGCAAAGTCGTTAGGAGCATGATTGTATGCTATCATAAAATCTCTACCAGAGCCGGTGTAGTAATCTTCAACAGCACCGTAGTGGGATCCTATATATTTCATACCGTTTTTAGTGTTGGTCCATTCGTAGACATATCCATGATAATCTTGTTTGTATTTCATTCCTGCCAATCTCCTGCAATTATTTATTCCTCGGGGACTGGCAGAAATTTTATAAGTTACTCATCCAAGCTGGATACAACCGGTCCACTCATAGCTGCCATGCTGTGTTTGCCTGAGTTCTGACGGGTCCATGATGGGTTGAGCCCGTTCATTTCCAAAATGTCATCACGTATGTTTTGATTTTTCTTTTCAATGTTTAGGATACGAGTAAAGCTATTAGTAATAGCGGCAGTATAATACGCAAAAGGGTTCTGCGATTTTGATTCGTCAAATTGCAGTCCAATTTGGCTGAGTTGCAACAGGGCTTGTCCGCGCATTTCTTCATTGTAGGTGTATCCTCTCCAGTTTGATCTTGTGGCATAACGTTCGCACAGTTTCATAAACATTTTTGCCAAGGTGCGAGTCATCTCACCGTGATCTTTTGAAAACTCTCCTGTTTCTAAATCTCCACGCCAATGACTTTTGCCTACCAAGAACGGAACTTTGTTCTCATCCACACGATAGTGAAAAAATGGAGGAAAGTTCACCCGCATGTGTGTGGGATCTAGTATGGGTTCATCGATCAATCCTGCCAGCGGATCGTCCTCCGAAGGCTCATCTAATTCCAATAGCTCTTCTAATTTGCGTTTTTTAGCTGCTGCTTTGGTGATCTTTTTGGGTGCCATGGGAATGTGTTCCCACGTCATAACTCGAAAAACAATGTCTGTGTTGGGGATTTTTTTAGGATCAACAATCTCGCCAGTTTCACGTTTGATACGATCTGCACGATTTCTACGTGCTTCGGCTGTGCTCTTTTGATTAATCTTGCTTACACTTGGCAGGATAATGTCGTATTGATGATCCAGATTTGGATCTCTAAACGCACAATAATTCTTTTTGCTAAGGTGAATTTCTTTGAGAATATCGCGATTATTTAAATAGTTGGTTTTTGGTGTTGCTCTTGTAATGGTTGCCATTAGGGAGAGATCCTTTAAAGTAGTATTTATTATAGCAGATTTTTACAATTTGTCAATGATTATAAACTGGGCAGTTTATTTTTTGGGTAAATAAAGAATAGGAAACTATCATGGCATATAACAAAAGTAACGCAACAACATTCAATCAATTGATACAACTGGGCCTATCAGTGAATGAAGCCAGTGTGGAGTCTGGTGTCAGTGCCGATGCTGCCTCGTACGGAGCAGGAACAAATGACAATGCAAGTGCGATAATTCCCGGTGCTGGTGGAATCCTTGCTGAATCGGGTCTAACGCAAGTGTCCTATACACAACCAGGTATAGCCGTGGATGCACAGTCTTCTTTGAAGAATGTATCAGTACCAGTTATTGATCCACGTATAATTGTGAGTGCAACACCACGTCCTACAGTAACAACTGTTACACAAGCATTTCCTTTTGTTAACAATATTACTAATATAGACCCAGAGCTTGCGGCCATTGCAGCCGCAGCCGCACAACCATCTCCGTTTAGTGATGACAACACTGGCATAGATCCAGAGCTTGCGGCCATTGCAGCCGCAGAAGCACAAGTCATTGCAGCCGCAGCCGCACAACCATCTCCTTACGGAGATAATGCCACTGGTATAAGTCCTGAACCTGCAGCCGCAGAAGCACAAGCCATTGCAGCCGCAGCCGCACAACCATCTCCTTACGGAGATAATGCCACTGGTATAAGTCCTGAACCTGCAGCCGCAGAAGCACAAGCACAAGCCATTAGAGATGCAGAGTTGAACAATGCCACTGCTTCAAACTCACAGGCCGTGGTTGGTACACAATTGGCACAGAGACAAGCAGTATTAGAAGCCCAAAGAAAATTGGTCAACAACGGTGATTGGCGTGTGCGACTCAGTCTTGCTGCTGGTGCTGACTATTTGTACAATGAATCACCAAACGGAATACTTTGGCCTTTAAAACAAACCAACGGTGTTATCTTTCCATACATGCCCAAGATTGATGTAGCATACAAAGCCGACTACGATCCGTACTCACTTACACATTCAAATTACAAAGGTTATTTTTACAAAAGCAGTTATACTGACGCTGTGACTCTCACTGCAACATTCACAGCACAAGACACATCCGAAGCTAATTATTTGTTAGCGGTGATACATTTTTTCAGATCAGTAACAAAAATGTTTTATGGTCAAGATGCACAACGCGGTGCACCACCACCACTGGTATACTTGACCGGACTTGGCGAATATCAGTTTGCAGCACATCCTTGTGTGGTCAGCAGTTTTCAATATAATTTGCCCAATGATGTAGATTATATTCGTGCAGGCAGTCCCAACACCAATGGTACCAATTTGCTTACTCGCCGATCCAGACAAGACTTGCCTACCAATCCTATAACTGGTGCTGTCAAGCGATTGGAAAACTTGTTCTCTAGTCAAGGTATCAACAAAGGTGCTATTTCAAGTCCGCCGGCGCCGCCAACATTGGGTAAAAATTCACCAACTTATGTGCCTACCAAGATTGATTGTACAATAAGTTTATTGCCTATGCAAACTCGGGCACAGGTCAGTCAAGTGTTCAGTCTCAAGAGCTTTGCCAACGGTGACTTGATCAAAGGAGGATTCTGGTAATGGCCACGTACGACTCGACTAGTGCATACTATACCACAGGGTACAGTCAATTTTTCTTGGATGTAATGGCCAATCGTGCTATACCCAAAGAAAGTGATGATCGCCTCATGCAGATCAATCAAACATATCAGTACAGACCTGATCTGTTGGCCTTGGACTTGTATGACAATCCCAGCCTTTGGTGGGTTTTTTATCAACGCAATCCCAACACACTTGCTGCACCACCACTGGATTTCAAAGCAGGGGTACAGATTTATCTACCCAAAATAACTACATTACGTGGTGTATTAGGATTCTAAATATGGCCACTCAGAATCAGATTTCGCAGTTTCAGGCAGCGTTTTATCAATCTTGGAATTCTTCTTTAAAAGATCGGCGAGCATATCGCAATGCAATTGATGTAGCTGAAATTAAAACAGGATTGATTGTTGGCAGAGTCGTCAATGCTCCGGCTGGTATCAATCTCAATCTTATTTCACCTAACGATATACCTTCATTTGAATCTCTTACCGCTGGAATAAATCCACCCAGTAGCTCAGGCGATATCACTGCACAAGCACAAGTGGCCAGAGATGATCAGGCCAATACCACTGCAACAACACCGCAGCAGCTGGTTGAAACTCCAGATGGACGCATTACTAACAAACTGTCTGACGCACCCACTAATGCTAACGTTCCTGCAACAACGGAAAATGGCAACGCAGACTCTGGTACCAATGACGAAACAAGAACACTAACCAATACTCAAGCTATACCATCACCGGTGCCATCAGGAGCATTACCAGAACCTCTGAGATTCTCAGATCCTCGGGCACCGGAAGAATTTAACAACTTACAAACTCAAGAAGCATTACCTAGCTATGCTCCGGTTAACAATGCCACACAAGGTGGAGTAGGAGCTCGCGGCGATGATGCTGCACAACCTACTACTAATGCTGTGCGAAATAGACTGGATGAACTGTATGGCGGTGTAAACAACGCTATTGTATCACAAGATAATATATTGGATTTTTATGCCAGCTATACCTATAGTCTCAGCTGGTATCTAATAGATCCTGCCACTTATAACCAGTTGGTCAAATCACCAAAAAGAAATCTTGAAGGCTATTATCTCCTGGTACAAAGTGGCGGAGCTCCGGTAAACAATCAAGTGCCCACAAACAACGGCACTAACCCCACTGTGCAAACATCTAGTACTGTAGGATATGGACGTAGTCCGTTTTTTCCATTGGACTATTACATTGACAATCTTGAATTTAACGTTGCTTATGCAGGCACAGCAACTAATGGTGCAGCTACATTTAGCGATTTAACTTTTACCATATCTGAACCCAACGGAATTACGTTGTTGGATAATTTATACAGTGCTGTGGCAGATTTGTACAGCAAAAAAAATATTACCAAACCAGGAACTCCTCCAAGCTATTCTTCTGCAATGTATGTGATAGTAATAAGATTTTATGGTTATGATGTAGATGGAAATCTTGTACAACCCATTGGGCGACGTACCGGAGTCACTGATAATCAAGCAGCAGTGGAAAAATTTATTCCTTTTATTATTAGCAACATTGATTTCAAAGTGGCCAACAAGCTAGTTGAATATCAAGTTTCAGGAGTAGTACCGGGCACAGCAACAGGCTTCAGTACCAATCGTGGTAGTATTCCGCAAAACTTTCAATTTCAAGGATCCACGGTCAAGGACATATTGGTAGGAACTGTGGTACAACAAACAGCCAGTCAAGCAGCAGGGGATCAGGTGAGAAATGGCATCCCTATACAAACATCTCCTCCAGGTAACATATATGCCGAAGATGGGACATTATCTAATCTAAGAAGAAATACCGAAACTGGTGAGTTGTATGATCCTGGGCGGTAGTATATGAGAGAAAACATAGCATGGCTGAAAATTTAACCCCAACTCCGAGAGCTGCTGGCAAACCAGGTGAAAATCTGTCAGCCAATGCTGCGTCAGGATCTGCACCTGCCAAGGCAGATGCTGCACCTAAACCTGGTGCTACTCAAGTGGCCACTGGCTTGATAGCAGCACTCAATTCCTATTGGGGCAAAATAGCCAAATCTAAAGGTATAATTCCTGACATATACGAAATTAAATTTGCTGATCCATTGTTGAGCAATGCCAGCGTGATTCCTCCAGGGCCGTTGGATAAAAGTTTTGCTGGCGGATCTTTACAGGCCACTGCTGCCGATGAGCTCCTGAGCGAAAAACAAAATATGAGTCCGGCTGTGAGACAACGATCAGCCACAGCCGGACAGCAAATCATACAGTTTATTGATACAGTATTGCGTAACAGTAACTATATCACGGATCAGCAAAAAGTGATATGGAATGGAAAAACCAACACATGGGAATACAACGGAAAACCTGCACAAAACTTTGCGTGGTTCAATATTTCTTGTCAAGCTGAACAATTGCAGTATGATCCCAAACAGAATGATTTTGCATATAGAATAACTTATATCATTGCACCGTATCAAATTCCTGTTCAAAGTGAATACTTTGACAACAATTCTTTTAGAGGTGTACATAAAGTTTACAACTACTGGTTCACTGGTCAAAATACTCAAATTACAAGTTTTGAACAAAATTACAACAATGCTTGGACACAGGCGTTGACCAGCGATGTTTCTGTTAGAGCAGGCAATGAATCTCTTGCCAGTCGAGTCAACAGCAGAGAACAATGGAAAAAAAGATATATGCCTGCTAGCAATCAAGCTAGACAAGGTGGTGATGGTAATACCTTTGAGCCAGGCGCTAATGCTGCTGATTATCTGTACACTGTTGATACTGCTCAAATTGTATTGAACATACTAGGGGATCCTGCTTGGATTCCACCACCAACTAATATACAACCAGGGCAATTTAGTACATCACCTTTTTTTGCCGACGGCAGTATTAATACAACTGCTAGTGCAGCATATTTTGAATTTGCCTGGAACAAGCCAACTGATTATAATCTTACAACTGGTCTAATGGACCCTGGACAAAATAACTTTGGATCTAATCGAACCGCTGGTATAGCCGGCATTGCTCAACAAGCAATTTCTTATCAAGCTACTAGTATAAAAAGCAAATTCCGCGGCGGAAGGTTCAGTCAAGAGCTAAGTGGAACATGGTTACAAACACCTGCCAAGAATGCTGTAGCTGCTGCTGACAAAGGTAGAAAAACTGATCCTGTAACTGGAAAAAAATCAGTAGGCAGTATTAACAATATTCAGAATACCGCAGCAACCCCCACAGTTGATTCTTTAAAATTGTCAGCTGGGGCATCTGTATATAACATTAACAATGTTCCAGATAGTGCTGCGTCAGCAGTAGATATTGAATCGTCACCAACAGCCAATTCAATTGCAGCAATCAACAATGCAGAACTCAGACCAGCTACACCGCCCGCTGTGGATGCGGAAGTACAAGTGTTGGAACCATTTGTACCGCCGCCAGTATTGGGCGCTGGTTATGTGAACGGCAACGACGTTGAAACTGCGATTGTTTCTCCAAACCCACCACAGGGTATTGTAAATGATGATCAAGGCCAACCACAATAAAGGAAATATGTTGTAATGACAACTAATACAAATCAAGCATCGGGAAGAACAAAAAATTTCAAGTTTGATCGCGGCGGTACACCTGCCGAAATGGGGCCATTCATTGGCCGAATTGTCAACAACATTGATGCCACTCGCAGTGGTCGTGTACAAGTATTCATTGAACAATTCGCCACAGGACAACCCAGCACCAATTCTGAGACCTGGAGATGGGTACGCTATCTGTCACCGTTCTATGGTGCCACAGAAAAAAATAGTACCAGTGCAGGTGCAGGCTCGTATCCGGGTAATCAACAAAGCTATGGCATGTGGTTTACTCCTCCGGATATTGGAACATCGGTCATGTGTTTTTTTGTTGAAGGCGACCCTGATCAAGGTTATTATGTTGGTAGTGTAATTGACAACAGTTTAAATCACATGTTACCTGCCATTGGAGCAGCCAAGCAAGCTCAGTATGTCACACAAAATAAAACTCAAGCAGCATATTTTGCAAATGCTCCACAACTGCCAGTTACTGAAATCAACACTGGCAACAAAGAAGTAGATCAGAATCCGCGATTCTTTGATCAACCTAAACCAGTACACAGTTATCAAGCAGCTATATTTTTCCAGCAAGGACTAGACAGAGATCCCGAGCGTGGACCTATTATATCCAATGCACAGCGAGAAAGTCCAAGTACAGTGTATGGAATATCTACACCTGGGCAACCCATTTATCAAGGTGGACTAGATCCTGCTACCATACGTAAACAACTCAGCACCGGCGCAGTTAATCCGCAAGATGTCACAGTGATTGGACGCAAAGGTGGTCATACATTGGTAATGGACGACGGCGACTTAGAAAACAAGAACGCTTTGTTTAGATTGCGAACATCCAAAGGTCATCAGATCATGATGAATGATTCTGAAAACTTCTTTCAGATCATTCATGCCAATGGACAGTCCTGGATAGAGTTTGGCGAAGAAGGCACAGTGGATGTTTACTCTACTAACTCGGTAAATGTTCGTACTCAAGGTACTATAAATTTGCATGCTGACAAAGACATCAACATGTATGCTGGTGGCAATCTCAACATGAAATCAAATGTGGCTACCAACATAGGCGCTGTGGGCGCCATGAACATAGCCAGTCAAGGTGAAATGGTATTGTATGGTCAATCAACTGTGGGCATAAAGGCTGACGGATCACTAGCATTGCAAAGCAAAACAACAGGATCATTTGATGGTGGTGCTTCGCTACGACTCAAAGCACTCAGAATAGACCTCAATGGATTAGCGACAACTCCGGTCAAAACTCCTAAACTATATCCCAAAACTACATTGGATGATACTGAATTTGATAATTCAACTGGATGGAAAGTAAAACCTAAATCTTTGGAAAGTATTGTTACTCGTGCTCCTACTCATGAGCCATATCCATATCATAACAAAGGTGTAGCGGTTAGTGTAAATCTTGGAGGCACCGGAGCTCCTACTCCACCTCCGGCAGCAGAACCAGTGCCTACAAACTGGAGTATCATAAGAAAATCATGAGCAACTTTACATTTACAGGCCCAGATGGCGCAACCTACGAAGTACAAGGCCCATCCACTGCTACGTTTGAGCAAGCCCGGGCAGTGTTTACTCAACAAACATCCACAGGTGGATTAACTGGATTGCCAGTTGGCGGGCTAGTCAATGCAGTTACTCAGTCAGCCGGCGGGTTAAGTTCGGCATTGGCACAGTTGGGTCCACAGGCCATAAGTTTGACAAAACAAATAGGCAATTATATTAATCTTCCAAACCTAACGGGCTTACCGGTACCAAACGCTATCACAGTTAGCGACTTTGTCAATACTAAAACATTAGCACAAACAATTGGGTCTGTTGGGTCTACACAGATACAAGGGTTAGTAGCTCAAACTGCCGCGTCAGTAAACCAGGCCACTGATGCAATTACCAATATCAAAGGGCTAGGACAATTTGGACTCAATGCTGATCAATTACAACTGTCAGGATTGATCAAACCAGGTCTTGCTGATCAGATAAATTTAGATCCATCAAAATTTACCAGCATTTTGTCAAGTCCCACAAGCTGGACAGGCAAGCTAGGCGCAACAGATATCACTTCTGTACTCAGTAGTGGTAGTTTGCAAACAGCAGTGCAACAGGGGTTGATGAGTACAAATTTTGATCAGCTTAAACAACTGGGCGCAATTACAGGATTAGAATCGGCAACACAATTAGGTCCATTGATAAATGTAGCTACAAAATTTGGTGCAGGTACTGCTACTGAATGGTTATCAAGTGCAACCGGAGCGTCGGGTATTGCAAGTGCAATAACCAGTGGGTTAGGCGGCAACATAAGTGGGTTAATTTCAGGCAGTGGCATTGGTGGTGCGCTATCAGGCGGAGTAGGCAGTTTGTTATCTGGTGGCGCAGGTAGTTTGTTGTCGGGCAGTGTAGGCAGTTTGTTATCTGGTGGCGCAGGTACTTTGTTGTCTGGCAGCGTGGGCGGGTTGTTGTCAGGTGGAGTGGGCGGGTTGTTGTCAGGTGGAGTGGGCAGTTTGGTGTCAGGTGGATTAGCATCGGTGCCAGGATTATCGTCGGTACTAAATGGATTTGCACAATCTGCACAATTTGCACAAGTATTTTCTTTTGCTAGCTCGTTTTTAGGTGGCGGTGGCAACCCATTGGAAGCAGGCACTGTAACACCCACTGCTGCTGCAAACACAGTGAATAGACAAACTGTGAATCAGGCAGTATTGGCAATCATTGGAAATAGCAAAATATCTATACCAGACTTTTCGCCATCAGTGTAAATCTGAACTGGAATCCAATGGATAAATATCAACATGCCTACCTTCATTGGATTCAACACACAAAATCAATATAAAAAGTTTACTCTAGTAGACCAAGAGTTAATCAAACGTGACCTCTTGAACGCTTTTAACATCTTGCAAGGACAACTGCCCGGCCGTCCTGCATACGGTACCATACTTTGGGATTTTTTGTTTGAAAGTCAGGACCAAACTACTATGGCTGCTATTTTGCGAGAAGTGCAGCGTGTGGCCGGCGGCGACCCTAGAGTGGCAATTACAGATGTAAATTTATTCCCTCAGGAAAATGGTGTGTTGATTGAACTTGAAGTACAGTTTGTTCCTAATACTGATTCTCAGCTGTTGAGTGTGTTCTTTGATCAACAACAACGTAGAGCTTCGTTTGTATAAACGCAGCCGTTTATATGTTTGGTAAATAACAAATAACAACGGACGATCATGGCAACCACTACTAGACAAACAGTTATATTCGGAGTAGAAGATTGGAAACGCATCTACGAAACCTACAGAGAAGCGGATTTCCAAAGTTACGACTTTGAAACCTTACGCAAAAGTTTTGTAGACTATCTGCGCCAGTATTATCCCGAGACTTTTAATGATTACATTGAAAGTTCAGAATTTATTGCATTGCTGGATGTAATAGCGTTCATGGGTCAAGCCATGAGTTTTCGTAATGATCTCAACACTAGAGAAAACTACATAGACACCGCTGAACGTAGAGATAGTGTGGTTCGACTGGCAAATCTAGTAAGCTATACACCCAAACGAAACACTGCTGCCAGTGGGTATCTCAAAGTATTTTCTGTTCAAACCACAGAAAATATCACAGATTTCAATGGTATAAATTTAGCCAACGTCACAATCAATTGGAACGATCCTACTAACTTCAACTGGTTAGAGCAGTTCACCGCAATTGTCAATTCGGCATTGGTAGACACACAACGAGTTGGCCGCCCTGGAAATCGCGAAACTATTGTGGGTGTGGACACATCTGAATATTCAATCAATCTGGTTCCTGGATTTCTGCCAGTATTACCATACACTGCTACTGTGGATGGTGTTAACATGCCATTTGAAGCAGTGAATGCTACTTCGGTAGGAACACCAACAACGTCACCGTTTATTTTTGAGCCAGCACCACAACCCAACGGAATTTTTAATATATTGTTCCGTAATGATTCACTGGGTTATGCAGCAGCAAACACAGGATATTTTTTCTACTTCAAGCAAGGTGTGTTGCAGAATCAAGATTTTAACTTGGCTGAACGTATTCCTAATCGCACAGTTAATATCAATATTGATGGTGTAAACAACGAAGATCGTTGGTTGTTCCAATTGGACAACACTGGAACAGTCACTAGAGAATGGCAGTATGTACAGTCTGTATACGCTGCGGCAGCAGAACAACTGGCTCCTGACCAACGTAGTTTATATTCAGTCACATCCAGAGCCAATGATCAAATCACATTGACATTTGGTGACGGCATATTTTCAGCTATACCTACTGGATTGTTCCGTGCTTATGTTCGTGCATCAAACGGATTGCAGTACATTATCAATCCAGAAGAAATGCAAAGTGTGGTATTGCCCATCAGCTATATCAGTAGATCAGGACAGTTGGAAACTATCACATTCACATGTGGTATTACAACTCCAGTGAGTAATGCTCAGGCCAGAGAAACACTAGATGAAATCAAACAACGTGCGCCTGCTAGATATTACACACAGAATCGCATGGTCAACGGTGAAGATTACACCAACTTTCCGTTTACTGAATACAATTCTATCATCAAAAGTTATGCATTGAATCGTGCTAGTATTGGCACCAGTCGATATCTTGATCTAGTGGATAACACAGGCAAGTACAGTTCTACAAATATTTTTTCGTCTGACGGTGCCATATGGGAAGACAATCTACTGCCTACATTTTTGTTTACCTGGCTCACTAACAATGACATTGCTGATGTGGTTGGTAACCAATTGCAACCACTTATATCAACAGATGCATTTGTGCAGTTTTATTATGCCAACTTCCTTAGACCAAATTTATCAGTATTGAATTTAACCTGGAATCAGAGCACAACTCTGGCCAATGAAACTACAGGATATTTTAAAAATGCTGCTGGTAATCCTGCACCTATTAGTACATACAGCAGTTCCAATTCAAAGTTTATCACAGTGGGCAGTTTGATTAAATTTACAGCGCCACCTGGCTATTTCTTTGATGCCACCAATCGTCTTAAATTAGGAATACCCACACTAGCAGATGAACGCTTGTATTTCTGGGCCAGCCCTTTGAGTATCTATTTAGATGGCACAAATCAAGGGCAAGGAAACTTTACGGATGGAACTGGCCCTGTGGCATTGAATGTGTTTGTACCTACTGGTGCAATTCCAACAGAAGTAATTCCATTGCTTATTACTACTTTGCCCAGCAGTTTGATCACAGAAATCACACAGCAAATATTGCTGTATAGAAATTTTGGTCTAGGGTATGATAACACAGGTGCAATCACTGGTACTCCTTACACTTGGTATCTAATCAATTCCAACAACATAGATATCGATGCTACATTTAGTTTGGCAAATGCAGGCAGCACATCTGGTACAAATCAAGATGCCAGCTGGATGATTCAGGCAGTGACCAATGGAACAAAATACACAGTGACCAATCGTGCATTGGTGTACAATTGGGGGTCAGTGTTACAGACTAGATTCTTCTTTGAAACTGGCAATCGAATTTATGATCCTCGACTGGGTAACGTGGTTAGTGACTTTATCAATGTACTCAAAGTCAACAGTTTGCCTGACTCAAATAGTCCTCAACCAGGGGATATCTATCTCAAGATCACTGGACAGCCTGTGCAGTCTGACGGTCTAGTCGACGATTTCCAAGTCACGGTCAGCTACCAAGATCGTAACAATGATGGTGTTACAGATGATCCTGATTTTTTCAATGATATTGTTGCACCCAATGTGAATTCAAATACAAAATACGTATTCTTCCAAAAGACAGTGGACTTTGATAATCTGCAACGCTATTTGTTAATTGCCCCAGGCATTGTCAACAGTGATTATGCCACCATGGATGACATTGAAGTTGTGAAATCTCAATATGTTGTTGGACAGATGTTTTATGCATATTCTCAAACAATAACAGTGGGTCCATTGACTGGTCAAGTGGGTGCGTTTTATCAATTGGTAATCAGCACCAATGGGACAAAAATTCTATTAGATGTAACATCAGAGTGGTTGGCCAAAGTAGGCCGATCAGGCATGTATTTCCAATACAGACATAATGCTCCGCTGACAGATCGTATTGATCCAGGCACCACTAACATTATTGATTTGTATGTGGTCACACAAGCCTACTATACAGCTTATCAGAATTGGATCAGAGATTCAACAAACACAGTACCTAAACCTGATGTTCCTACAATCAATGAACTTGATACCGCATATCAAGGACTTGAATCTTACAAAATGATATCTGACAATATAGTATTAAATTCAGTATCATTCAAACCATTGTTTGGACCCAAGGCAGCTGAAAATCTACGTGCAACTATCAAAGTAATACGTACTGCCAATTCCACTGCTAGCGAAAGTGAAATTAAAACTCTGGTAGTGGCCAATTTGAATGAATATTTCAGTATTGACAAATGGAATTTTGGCGATACGTTTTATTTCTCAGAACTGGCTGCTTACATACACAGAAACATGGGCGGCATTGTAAGTTCAGTGGTCTTGGTGCCATTAGATCCATTGAAATATTTTGGTGACTTGTATGAAATAAATTCAGCACCAAATGAAATATTTGTCAATGGTGCTGGCGTAAGCTCAGTAGAAGTTATTACTTCCTTGACTTCAACTAATATTAGAACTGCACCTGGCAGCGGAGTAATTTAATGGCCACAACAAAGTCGGTAGATTTTCTACCACCAATATTCCAAACCAGCACTAACAAGCAATTTTTATCAGCTACATTAGATCAACTGGTTCAGGAACCTGAGTTCAAAAAAACACAAGGGTTTGTTGGACGTCATTTAGGTCCAGGTGTAAATCCCAATGACTATTATGTGATTGAACCCACGGCGGATCGATCAAACTATCAACTGGAACCTGGTGTGATAAGTTTGGTACCAGACACCAATACCATTGCAGATGCTGTGACTTACCCAGGTATAACTGATGCAATAGGTCGTCAAGGTGGATTCACCAACAACGCATCAAGACTGTATACCAGCGATTATTATACCTGGGATCCTTTTATAAACTTTGATAAGTTTACAAATTACAGTCAGTATTACTGGTTGCCCGGCGGCCCTATATCTGTGGGTGTGAGCGGATCTACAATTCCAGTCACGGCCACATACAACGTGACCAGAACAGATACATCGTACGAATTTTCAAGCATTCAAGGTCAGAATCCTGTAATCACTTTGGTGCGTGGCGGAACTTATGAGTTTGTAGTTAATCAAGTGCCCAACTCTTTTTGGATACAGTCAGATCCAGGAGTAAATGGTCGGTTGCCTTATGCTCCTAACATTAGTTCTAGAGATGTGTTGGGTGTCACTAATAATGGTGAAAATTCAGGAACTGTTACTTTTAGTGTGCCTTTTAAAACTGCTCAACAGTTTTATTACGATCTAGCTCTGGCTCCTACTGTGCCCACAGCTGGGCAAGTTGATTTGTTGACTGACATTGATTATAATCAAATCAATGGAGTGCTGGTATCTACATTTTTTGCCAACTATCCTTCAGGTATAGATGGTATAACTAATCTTCAAAATCGCAGTGTGGTATTCAACAATACCACAGCACCTACTAATGTATACCAAATACAATACATAGGCACTGGCCCAGGGCAGACTATACAACTGTTGCCAGTGTTAGCAGTTCCTAGCCTGAACAAATTTACCATTATATTTGGTGCTGAATGGAGCACTACAGAGTGGTATCTTAACGCATCAGGTTACTTTGAACAAATACCGTTGTTGACTGCTGTACAAGATACACTGTGGTATCAAGATGGCACCAATCCAGAAATTTTTGGACAAATTAGACTGGTAGATCAGACTCAAGCTGCAACTATCAATGTGGTCACTGACATCCTTGGCAAGCAAAACTATACTTCTCCTAATGGAGTGGTGTTTACTAATAATTTAAAAATCACTTTTCAAGGCAGTGTAGTTCCTGCTAGTTATCAAGCTCAAACTTATTATGTGGCCGGAGTAGGCACGGCTATCCAATTGTTGTTGGAAACTGATTATATTACTCCAGAGATTGTACGCACTGCTAGCACTCCTTGGGATTTTGTTCCATGGGATTCTGCCAACTGGGACGGAACATTAAATCAACCATTGGATCCAGACTATATCACAATAGCATTAGACAGTCCTGATCTCAATGCATGGACAAGATCAAACCGTTGGTTCCATATTGATGTAATCAACGCAGCGGCTGCCTACAATAACACAAATGCAGTGTTGGATAACAGATTCCGGGCCAAACGTCCAATCGTTGAATTCCGTGGCGGTACACATTTGTACAACATGGGCACCGAGGCCAAACAGCCAGTGAACATAATTGATCTAAATCAAACAGATGCTCTAACAAACGTCAATGGAACAACCCAATACACTGTTGTGGGCCAGGCGTATAATCTACAACAAGGTAATAGAGTAATCTTTGCCAAAGACACCGACCCACAAGTGCGTAACAAAGTATATGTGGTCAACTTTATAAGCCCAGCTTCTGTGCCATTGCCCGATAGTTCACTAGTAGACCAGCCTGTTATTGATCTAGTACCTGCAGATGATGCATTAGCATTGACTGATCAGTGTGTGGTTTGTTTGAGCGGTACTACACTGACCGGAACAACCTTTTATTATGATGGTATACAATGGATTCAAGCACAACAAAAAACTGCTGTGAATCAAAATCCCATGTTTGATGTGTATGATCAAGCAGGATATAGCTTGGGCAATCGTGCGGTATATCCAAGTTCAACTTTTTCAACTGCCAAAAACAATCTTGGTACTACAACTGGCGGTAGCCCATTGTTCAGCTATGCTGTTGGTCCAGGGACTGTGGCAGATACTGTGTTGGGATTCCCCTTAAGATATCTCAGCTTGAATAACATCGGCGATATTGTGTTTGATAACAATCTCTATGCAGACACCTTTATCTACGTCAAAGACAATGTACAACAAACTGAAAATATCAGTATAGGGCATGTTCGCCAATATGAAGATCGAACTGTGTATGCTAAAGAACTTGGTTGGCAGAAAGCTGCTGTCAAGAGTCAAATTTATCAACAATTTAACTTCACCTACAGTACCACACCCATAACAGCATCTATTTCAGGTACAACACTGACCGTGACACAAGGTCCAGCCAATGGCTCATTATTGATTGGACAAAGTCTTAGTGGCAAAGGAGTCACTCCGGGTACACAAATTACAGGATTAATCACTGGCACTGGCGGAGTGGGAACTTATACCATCACCCCATCACAAACTGTGCTATCAGAAATTATCACAGCAACTACCCCATTGATTCTAGACGTGGCTGCACTGCCAACTGGAGCGATACCCAGCATTAAAGTCTATGCCACTAGTGTGAGTCAAAACTACAGTAGTTTGTTTCAAGACCCAGGCAATTACACATTTACTACCACAGATGACACTACAACTATTAGATTCAACCCTACAACAAAAATAGTGTTGGGAGATATCATTGAAGTATTGGTATTAAGCGATCAGGTAAGTGCTGTTGGATTCTATCAAGTTCCTATCAACTTAGAAAACAATCCGTTAAACGGCAACAGCCCATACTTTACATTGGGCACCATAAGAACACATTATGACAGCATTGCAGAAAATTTAGTCAATCTCACTGGTGATGTAAATGGTGCTAACAACACCAGAGATCTGGGCAATATTGTTCCTTACGGTTTGAGCATTTTACAACAAAGCTCACCTATGACACTGGCTGGGTACTTTTTGCGCAAGCCTGATTACGATATTTTTGCGTCATTGGCATTTAATTCTAGAGAATACGAAAAATTCAAAGCACAGTTCTTGAACACAGCGGCTCAAGGTGACTACACAAATATGTCAGTGGCAGAAATATTAAATGCAGTATTTTCTGAAATCAACACAGGCCGTACCAGTTCAAATCCATTCTATTGGTCAGACATGTTGCCTACCGGCACAGTATACACACAGCTTCAGACCACTGTGACACCAATCACCACACAGATATTTGATCTCACACAAGTGTACAATTACACTTCTGCTAATTATCAAGCATTGCTGGTATACATCGATGATCGACTGCTGACCAGAAATGTAGAATACACAGTCAGTGTTGATGCACCAATCATTACAATCTTGATACCACTAGCAGTAGGCGAAGTTGTGACCATTCAGGAGTACGAAGCTACTTTTGGTAGTTATGTTCCTAACACTCCTACCAAACTGGGATTGTATCCAGCGTATGTGCCTGAACTATTCTTAGATGAAACTTATGTAACACCTA